GATGCTTTAATGGAACGAGGGGTATAACCAAGCTGCTTTGCTATTCTTACAATATTATCCCTTACCGTTGCTGACTCAAGAAACGCTTCATTCATGCTCATGTTAGCATTAAATGAAGTGTAGTATGTGTTATAGGCAAGTATGTCTATTAAGTATGAAGCAGCTGATCCCTCAAAGTCATAATCAGTAAACTCATCACGAGTACGCAAATACGACTTAATGGACTCTTTTATCTCAAAGAAATCCAGAGAGGTTAATTCTGATGGGGTAGCTGGCATGTTAGGTTCTCTCTAGGATGAACTCAACTGTTTGTGTCACATTTTGACCGATTATAGAATATTCGATTCCAACGTCTAACTCATTCTCATCTATTGATTGGTTAACGTTTATACGTCTAACCGCCACTCTGGGTTCTAATCGTTTAATCGTATTCTCTATTTCATCACGAAGATCTTCTGCAAGAAAGACATCAAAAGGTTCGAAGAGTAATCCTGTTACTCTAGATCCAATGTCATACTGATAAGGTCTTTCACCAAACTGGGTAAGTATTAAATTACGAACAGATTGCTTAATTGCATTCTCATTTTTGACAGCACTAAAGTCCTTAGTATTAGGATTTGACTTAAAGGAAATTGCAAAATCCTTAAAACCTCTACTAAAGAACTTCTCAGACCTGAATCTGTAGCCTGCCATTATTTAATTGTTTATAACAGTTATCTGGATTATTTATAGCACTTTGTAGAAAGTATACTTTAAAAACAATTCTTCACCTTTTTTAATGGGTTTAGTGGTCTTCATATAGTACTTCGAACCTTCTAACCACTTCCTACAGTTAGGATTTTCACTGTGATTTATAAACCCTCCTAGGGGTGTTCTGATTATCTCTTCATCTACAACAATATGGGACATCCCAAGTAACAAATTCTCAGGAATATCCTGTGAGGCAAAAATGCCCTGTCCTGCGACAGGGCTATCTTGTATATGTAAGTACTTAGGCAATGCCTGATAGCTCACTTTCCTTGTCCTCTATATTTCTTCTTTGCTGCATTACGGGAAGTTGCAGAGTACTTTGTATTCATCGATGACCCTTGTCTGGTCTTCTTTGGTTTAGCCTCTTTTAAATTCCCTGCGATGTAAACTGCCATAATCTCCTTTGAGTGTTTCTATGATGATAGCACATTAGGACTACCATATGCAACCACTGAAGAACATGGCCAAGAAAAACCAGGAAATCCAATACCCAGAGGATCGAATATTCGACCTATAGGGAGTTTGTAGCAAAAGACAGTCTTAGATTGTGCAATGAGTATTCTAGTGTGACCTATACCACCATCTTCTATGGTCAATAGGGAACATGGGTACGGAGTTGGTATCGGGCATACCGCTTTACCGCACGGACACATGTGTATTACTATATTAGTACACGGTGAGGGGTGATTAATGAACCTGTCACCAAATGTCATAGTTGGTAAGAAGTTCGTTAGTACTGTTGCCTTCAGTGGATGTAGCGGACCAAAGGGTATTAAAGGAAGAGGTGGCCACCAACATGTCCATTGTTTAATCTTAATGGGGTACATGGGAGGAGGTCCCGAACATCCCATGACACAGTGAACCGTGGACGGAATACAGATTCCGTGCCCAGAGCAAGGCAATCCCGTAATGGGTGCTACAGGTAATAGAAATCCGTATGCCATAATCTAGTCTGCAGAATAATGTGTGTCAGGTATTATAAAGTCCTTGTCATATTCATCCCTATCCTCATCGGAAGGATCGTGTGACGCAGGGTTAATCCGCTTAGTATTATCTATTAGAGTACCAGGATTGGTTAAATTGGTCATGTTTCCGAATACAAGGTCGCATTCACTGAAGTATGGGTTACCAAAGTTCTTAATAGACTCACCATAGGTGATAGTTGACCCAGTATTATAGTTCAGTACCGTCATAGTTCCGTTAAACGGTCCTAATAGTATCTCAAACTGACTCACGAGTTTCGGATTTATAGCAATTGCTGCGTCAGATACGAAGTCAAGTGCTAGGGAACCTCCCGCACAAGGAGGATTAGCAATATACCCAACTCCCCAATATCCCGTAGATGCAGTTTTATTGGTACCTGGGTTTGCAGGGTTATATCCGCAATACACATCTAAGCATCCATTAGGGTTACTAGCATGACGGAGATAGGTATCCCAACACTCATGAGGAGGTACTCCATTTACGGGCATGGCTACACCTATGTTCGTATAGTACCAATATCGCACATCAAGTTCCTGCCCAGTCTCAGGATCTTCCTCATGAGCAATCCAACCTACCTGAGTTCCTGGTGCATGAGTAGATAAGTTGTCACCTAACCAAGTTTTAAACTGTTCATACTCCGAAAATCCTTGTCTGTTGTAATCATAAGTGTTTTCATCACTTCCAACAGGTACAAATACAATATCAGACGCATTACTTGGGTCACGATAGCATCTACCCTCAATATCACCTCGTTTACATGGCCAACACTTGCTATTTCCACCTGGTCCTGAGTCTCTAGTCCAAGTTAAATTGGGTTCTGGTAAATTCCTTAGGAAGTTCATGAAAGCTTGCCCCTGAGGACCAATTGTATGCCCCTCTAATGCCATCGAAACCCTGAAACTAGCCTTCTCTGCCTTCGAAGCACAATATTTGTACACCATGTACCCAAATGCCCTCTGTTTACCCTCTTCATTTAACTCAATATAGGGGCAAGGTATGTCAAAGAAACGTGTAGCGGTGTATAACTTAGGTTGAGGTAGTTTAATACAGTTATCTTTGTTGTTCCAACCCCATAAATCGGAGAATCCGTCACTTCTATCGTCTGTTATCCTCACTCCCTTTAACATTTCGGGGTATTGGTTGTTCATCATCTCATTAAAACGTGGAGATGCCTTAATCGGACCTGATAAATCCTCCGCAGTGAACAATGCGTCCTCATATATCCTTGGAAATTCGATGTTTATGCAACTTGCGGGAAAGTTTGAGCACAAATTCGTAGTCTCATCATCATAATCCTTGATTCTGACGTAACCAGTAGGGTACTTTGTGGTAAATCCGTTCATCATAGTGTTAAAACCGCCTATGATACCGTCATCCATCTGGTCTATCTGATCATCTGAGGCATCTGCACGCCCTTTGATGCTCTCCTTTAGTCCATTCTCTGCTCTAATGTTATCTTTAAAGGTTTTTGTCGATAAATTTACGTTAGGACCACGCATTTTATACGATTCCTTCTCAGTATCGACGATATAAACGTTAGGTTTATTGTTTGGGTCTGGATCATAACCTGATCCACGGTCTTTTATGAGCACTTCTATCACAGATCCGTCCTCATTGATCTGTGCAATCTCTAAAACTGCCTTTTTGAGTGGAGTTTTACCTTTTCCTTCCCCACTTGCTCTCCGTAATTGCTTTGCTCCTGTGTTTACAGTCTCGTTTGTACCCTTTATCTGTACATCTCCTGGTGCAGCACCCTTACCATAGGGCATTAAGTTCTCTCTTTCCTGATATGACTCACTCATATCCTCTTCTAGAACCGCAGACTGCTTCTTTTTGATATCTTTCATACCAAAATTGTTCTTACTACCGTCTGGATTGTTAACTGGGTCGTTCGGAGAGTTCACAAATGCCTGATCCCAACCTCCCATGTTGTGAAATACCTTCCTTGCATTGTCATTAGCGGATCTTTCTGTCAAAACTGCAGGTTGTTCGATCTCAATCTTCGGTGCAGCATACCCAAATCCACCATTTATGATGTCTATACTCTCAACTTGCCCTTCAGAATTGATATTTGCTCTTATTTCTGCTGTATCTAAGGTACGATTTGCGATTAATTGTGATGGATCTATCTCAATACGGTAGTAAGTGATCTTTTTAGGGAACTCATACACTCCAAAGAACGCACCTTTGTCCTTAATACCGTATCCTGCAAGTACTTGGATCTCTCCTAAGTCCGTAGAAGTGAATGCTTGCTGATATGTGAACTCATTTCCTTGACCAGATAGCTCCATATACCCAACTTTTAGCTCATCACCGAAGTATCTGACCTGTGTGATGTCCCATCCGTTGATTTGTTCACCTATAAAGAAGGATCCTGTGGTAGTTGTGTACCGAAATAGTATTCTTGTACTGGTAGTATCCGCAACTAAGAACGATTCATTGACATTTTTAGACTTCATGTCGGATAGAGACATCTTAGTTTTGAGTGTTTCCCACGAATCTGACCTTATTTCATAGAATCTACTGTATTCTATAGGTACAGGAACGCAGACAGGGCACCCTGCATAGTCCTCATCGTTAGGGCAACACGCTGCATCACTCAAACTGAAGTTAATTCCGTAGATTGGACCGTTCCATGGGAACGATGTATCGTACAGATAGTACATAAACTGCGAATCGTACGACTGTTCGAAGGAAAGATAGCGGGGAAGTGCTGCTTTTACTGCACCATTCCTACCATAGAACCACTCAAACAGTGCATCTGTGGTATTAACACCAGCTACATTGTCAGGATTACCCCAACCTTGGATCGAAGGTACGCCATTTTGCTCTCGAAGGTACTTTAAGAGTGTCCATTCATTGTTCCACTGGTACCAATTTGACCTATTTACGTTACATTCTCCCGTTGGACCGATAGATCCGATGTCAGCATACTGTGTAACTGCACTACTTGCCTTGTTTAACTCAAAACAGTAACCAACTATACCTACATATCCCCATAATTGATCTCTAGGATCCTTACAATCGGGCACTCCACCACCAGGATTCTGCAATCCAACCTCATTTTGAGGAGAAATAGTGTAGAAGTGATCTCTCTTCATTGTATTTGAGTTGTAATAATACTCATACAACGGTCTTACTGTCTCACCAGCTGCAGCATACGGTGCTGCGTTCGCTGCACTTGTCCAAATATATCCAATTATCTCTCTTAATGCATATCCAGAAGGAGGAGATGCAGTCGTAGACAGCATTGTGTCGTTCAGAGTTGCATTATAATGTGCATACAACGCTGTAGAACCTGCTGCTTGGTCTCTTGCTATATGAAATACTGGTCTTCCATCACGAGGTTCCTTGTTATAACCCTCCATGACCTTCTTTGCATTGGGGTCATTAGGGAAATCACTCCTGTGATCTAATACTTTGTTCCTTGTATAGGTATGATCTTGATATTTACTACGATACCATCTATAAACTCCCGAACGAAACCCGTCACAAGTTCCCACACAGGTCTCATCATCATCTCCCAGATATAAAACTACGTCCTTACCCGCAATCATAGATCCAGGACCGAATCCATTAAACGTTATATTGTAATTAGTTCCTGGTCCGCTATGGTTATCGTGAGATTGATACCCACCAAAAGCAGGACGCTGAAACGTCTTTAAAAACGTAGACGATGTTACAACGTTAGGATAACTTCTTCCAGTCTCTATTATATAAGCTGGCATTACTCAAGTTCTTTGATACGACCCTCCAACATATTTAGTCTCGTATACAGATCGTCAAATAACTGCTTTATGTTTAGATAATCTTCATACCCCTCAGGTTTGTATTTTACCATATCAGCACCAGGCGGGGGTATCTTACTAAATGCTTCTTCTAATCTCTTGGATCTCTCGGCAAGGTTTTCGAGTGCCTTACCGATCATCTCCATATGTTCTTTGTACTGATCTAAGAATTCTTCCATAATGAAACGACGGTATTTTTTTTACGGTAATTTTTTTTAATCCTTTACCTTATTAAGTATAACAGACCCGTCAATATCCTCTTCGAAATCCAACAAAGTCCCTTCTATCCATCCCAAGTCCTCAACGAGTGCCTCAGGGAGTCTCATGAAGAAATCTCCTTCTTCGTCCAATTCTACTTTCATAGCATATCTGTGATCCATATTACATTTTGTATCTCTAGACACTTTATATAGTGTTTTCTTTTTTCCGAAGTACAAGTTCTGTATAACTTAAATACATCTTCCCATCAGACTCTAAGTCCACCAATGTGGAATTACACTGATATGGGTGATGTAGCATATAACCTCCCTCAAGGTATATTCCGATATGATTGGCTAAACGATGCCCTTCAGCGTTCCTGTAACCGCCTTTGAGAGGTGCTATGTACAATCTCATGATCATGACATCACCCTCTTTCATGATATGATGATCAAAAGATTCCATGTTGTTTCCCTGATATATTACAGTACTGCCACCAGGTGCAGCAGCATGTATATAATCTGTTTTAAAGTAATACTTCTTCTCTGAGGGATAGTCATATAAAGGTATATCGTATTGCTCCTCATAGAACTTAAGGATAACACCATAACATCCTCCGATGTTCTGTTTTTGTTTCCACCACGGTAAGTCCATATAAGACTTCCACTTCTGCCAAGTGTCTGAGTAGGTAGGTCTTAATCCCATAATCTTCTTAATTGCCTCACGTCATCCACTCCAAAGAGTGATCTGCATTTATTCTCAGCATCCTGTCTGAGATTACTCTCACAAAGAAACTCTACCTTAACAAGACGATTGCTAGGGTAGAGTACTTGTGCTTCCCATCTAGTTGGATTCATGCAGGTGTTACGTTAAATGTCAGTGTGATTCTATTATCTGTCTGGTTACTTTCATACCCATGAGTCAGATTACTTGGATAGATTACCACATCTCCTTTCTTAAACGGTACTGTTGCTTCCTGTAGATTAAAAGCAGTCATCTGTTTAAACGGTAACATCATTACAGGGAACATCTGAGACTGTACCTGACGTTTAAACTTAAGAAAACTATGTGCTTCCTGATCATAGTTAATAAAGAATGTACCACTAAACACACAGTTAGCATGTTCATGGGGAGCATAGATAGCACCTTGATGGGCAACCTCTACATATACATCATTAATACGAAAGTCAGAAGAATAGTTTAAACCTTCATTATTATGAAAGTGTACACATTCCATTAACTGCTTCTCTAAATCAGGCATATCCTTCAGGATCTGATTTGTTTTACCTACCTGTTGTACATTATGACATAGAACTGCTCTCTCGTTTATCTCAACGAAATCCTGATTCTTCATCCATTTCAGTACAGGGTCTACGAACTCTTCTATATTAAACTTACTCACAGGAGTCATAAAAAGACCATACGTCTCCCTATCCAGACGAGTATGTTCGCTGAAGTCCTGCTTAATGTCGTGGATGCTCATTCTGTTTCTTTTGGTTTCTTAGTAGTACGCTTAATTAATTTAGCATACTTCACTTCCTCTTTAGTATACCACCCTTTATGCTCTTTAGCAAGTTTGATGATTTTCTTTGCGGACTTTCTGTCCGACTTCCTCTGTGTCTCATCCATATGAGAAATTTTTATATACGAAAAATATTTTTAATATAACATAATATAACGACCCCTCTGGGATACGTTTATAGCTTAGAAAGACGGTACTTTTTTAATTATAGACAACGAACGAACGAAATTAACTGTCATAAGTGTTAATAACTGTTCATGCACTAATTGTTAATTAGTGTCCTCAATATACCCCACATCATAACATAAACCCTCTGCTATGAAGTAATCACATAGTTGCTGTAATTGTCCATGCAATTCTTCATTTAAACCTGTGTCAATTAGACCCTGTGCTAACAAGATCTGTTCATCAGGTGGACAACATCCAGACTCGTAAAGTTCCAGGAGAAACTGTAAAGAATAGGGGATAGATTTCATGCTAATTGTTTACTATAACTCTCAGCATCTTTTAACGCTAATTGATAAGATTTAAACGCTCCGTTAGGTTTACAATTTGGGTAATCATATGCCCAAAAATGTTTACTACCCTTTGTCCACAATTTAATAGTAACTGGGGGGTTAGTTTCCAAAGTAATTGTTTTAGTCATTAGAGGCAATTAAGGCAAAAAAGTGTTAAGCAATTAAGGCAATATAGGCATCTAATTCTTGTTACTTAGTGGGCATATTAGGCAGGTCTTTGTTTATACTTTTCCACATACTCTGTGGAAAACTTGTTAGAAACTCCCTTACGATTAGGTCGGGATTGTTTCCTCTTTTCTCTCAAACTTTTTGCCTTATGTGATACATAAGGGTCATTACGTTTGTATGTCCTACCCATGGGTAATT